CGTGCAAATCGTCCTTGTTCGATGCAAAAAAGACCATGTCGTCAGCATATCGAAAGTAATACTTCACACGCTTCACTTCTTTGATGTAGTGGTCGAAGTACGCGAGCATCAGATTCGCGAAATACTGACTGAGATAGTTGCCAATCGGAACGCCGTCAGCACTGTCGATGATTATATCAATCAGTTCGAGCGTCTCTTTGCACTTGATTTTGCGTCTGACTATCTGCTTCAACACTTCATGGTCGATGCTCGGATAAAACTTTCGTATGTCGATTTTCAGACAGTACCGCGTCTCTTCTGCGTCTTTCATCGCACGCTTGACACCGCGCATCGCGCCGTGTATGCCGCGTTTCTTGATGCAAGAATATGTGTCGCGCGTGAAGATTGAAACCCATATCGGCTCCAAGACGTTCATTATCGCGTGATGCAATATTCTGTCCGGATAGTACGGCAGTCTGAATATCAATCGTTCTTTTGGCTCGTATATCGTGAAGACAGAGTATTGTGAGTTCACGAACGTATGATTCTTCAACTGTTCGTGCAGCTTCAATATGTTCTCTTCACGATGCTTGTCGTGAACTCTAACACCATACGAGTGCAACTTACCTTGACGTGCGTTGTTGTCCGCAAGTCGCAAGTTCTCGATTGAGATTATCTTTTCATATAAGTTGTTTACTCGTTTCATAATCTGCTTTGCTTTTCGTACTCGGAGCGTTCAGATGTTCGGAGTTACCGAACATCTTACTAACACCTTTCGAGATAGTTGATATTTTTTGCCGAGTGGCAGGGTCATTGCTCCGTAGTATATTTTTAGTTTCGTTACTATCTAAATTTTGAAAATCATTGGCGAGACCCGATATTCGAATTCGCATTCGAGGGCGTGTTATTCGAATTCGCATACGCAAAACCGCAATTCGCGCTGTTATTCGCGTTACCGCCGAACAGGACACCGCAAGAGCAATCAACCGTTTATCTTCATGCTACTCGAAATAGAATCGCGTTCCGCTCACGCGCATCGTTACTTTGCGCGGAAACGCATTGCGCTTCTTGATTTCGTTAAGCACATATCTGATGTCTCGTGAATTGGTGAAAAACTTCTTTGCTTCCGAATCTCTGTCATCTTTGTTCATCTTGATTTGAACGAGACAACGGTTTTCGCCGAACTTCGTCTTCATACCCTCGAAAAAGTCACAAACCCAAAACGTCAGATTGATGAGTTTCTGCTGTGTCGTCTCGGGACAATTAAACTGTTTGTTCGATGCGTCTGCCGGAATCTTCAAAAATTCGAGAGAGCCGTCATCAATGTTGTTTTCTGCTTCATTCATATAATTATCGTTTTTAAGATTTAATACTGTGTTGATTCACGAATCGCCACGCGTTACGCTTTCGGGATAAAGCAAAGGCGAGACCCGATATCCGAATACGCAGACGAGGGCGCGTTAACCGAATGCGCAAACGCAAAACCGCAACTCGCGCCGCTATACGCGCAACCGCCGAACAGGACACCGCGCAAAGTCTCTGTCGTTGGTATGTTCGTATAATGGTAGTCAGCAAAGTACGTTGTTGAACCGCCGCCGACTGCTGTCGGCATGATGTCGCCAAGCTCACCGCCGATGATAGTCTTGACATAGCCTTCACTGCGAGCTTCGTTGCCAACGTGAGTGTAACCGTCATAATTACTGTCGTTGAACTTCGAGGGGTCGCTGCAAATGAAGACTTTCGACAAGTTATCGCCGCCGTTCGCTGCTGTCGGACTGATACGAACGTTGATGCCGTCAGTCCACTGCCAAATGTGTCCGAACGGATTCTCAACACCGCGATAACGAGGAACAGAGAATGTCTTCTTGATAGAACCGCCGTCACCGGTGTTGTCTGCTGTGTAGCTGACAACGCCCGAACCGTTGCCGAGTTCGTCAGTTGTACCGCACGGAACGAACGGATTGTAACCGTTGAATGTACTCCATTCAGATGAAGAGAATGTTGATACGCCGTCACCGAGACCGCCCTGCTTGTAGCCGTCAGATGTCAGCTCTGCATTGTACGCTGCTTGTGAGTTGAGATTCGCATACTCGATGACAAAGAACCAAAACAGAACTTTTTGTGCGTCATAAGTCATGCAGTTCCACTCTGTCGAATCGCTCTTTCTGTTACGCGCATACTTTCTGAAATTCGTGCGCGAGATGTTCGTTGCAGGGCGACCGAGCATTGAACGATAAGTGCCGTCATAGCTCGAAGTGTTGTTGCCGCCGCGATAGTCAGCGTCATCGTTCACGACTGATGCGAGCTTGCTTGTTGAACGCTGAACAGATGCTTCGTATGCACTGATGTACATCTTCGGCACAAAGTGATACCCCGGAAGTGGGTACTCTGAAATCATCGCTGTGAGCTGTGTTCCAACAGTCGTGAACTTCTCGTAATGCGCCGGTATCTCGACCATGACTTGACCGCGAGAGCCGTCACGAGTTGCACCCACCCATGATGTCTGCGGAAGATAGTCAACGACATTTCCGTCATCATCGAGCAAGCAACCTTTCATTCTGCTCTGCAATGGCAGCGTTCTGTGTAAGTCAGAAGAGCCGACACGAGTGAGTGTTGTTGATGACACGCTGCTGTCGATAACAACGCCGTAAGCGCATTGACTTTCGACATACGGCAGCAATGATGCGAGAGCTGCTTTCTTGCTCTCGCCGTCTTCATCGAGAACGTGAGTGAAGAAGTTGAACGGATTTGTTCCGCTTACTTCGGGCAAGTCTTGAATGCGCTTGCCGTTCTGATAGGCTTCAATCATCTGTGCGATGATAGTTTCTTGGTCTGTTGTAAGTGCCATAATCTGTTATTTTTTTATAGTGAGACATTTTGTTAATTCAGTAAAAACGTGCCGTCAGAGAGCAACGTTGTCGATTTGCGAGAGTTCACGAGCGAGAAACCTGCAAGACGCACTCTGATAGTGATAGTCTTGTAGAGCTGCGTGTTGTTCGTTGGTACGACATGAACGACTGAAACGCCCTCTTTGAGTATCGAGATGCGCCCATCGGGAGCAATCGACACGGCGTTGTTGTCGCCGAGATACAAGATGTTCGGAACGGCGTACTCCGGTTGCAGCTTTGCCGTGATGTACAGTGCTGCGAGATTGCCGAGCGTGATGTCTGTCGGTGCTTCGACTGACAGTGCTGTTGGGTACAGTCCGAGTTCTGTGACTTGCGATGCAGCTTCGATGAGTTGCTTGCAGAGTTCAGTCGCGGAGATTGTTTCCTCTTTCGCTGCTGCGGCTTCTTCTGCGGCGGTGTTCGCCGATGATGCAGCCGAAGACGCTGCTGCTGCTTGTGTCGCTGCGTTGCCGGCGGCAGTGTTCGCGCTGTTCGCGCTGTTCAGAGCCGTTGTTGCAGCTTCATTCGCCGATGCAGCCGCCGAGAGTGCTTCGTCTGCTGAAACGACACAAAACCACCATGACGTATCAGTGACCGCATGACCGATGTTGTCGTCTTTCAACGAGAGATAAGCACCGTTGTTCTTGCGAACGAGGTCGAGACGCTCATACGATGTCTTTTCATCGAACGAGCCGCGCGGCGTGATGCCGACTTTTCCTAAATCGATAGAGCTTAATTGTGACATATTGTTATCTGTAATTAAATTGTAAATGACCGGTCTCTTCGTTCAACTCGAACTGCTCTGCTGCGATTTCGTCTTGATAACTCATCGTGAGCTGCATATCATCGTCAACATAGAACGAGGGATAAAGAACACCGCCTTTCGCAAGAACGCCGGTATCGACATACTCGCCTGCTGTTTCGTCCCACTCCCACCAATTACCATTGTCGCCCATTTTCGGCGGATTGTCAGCTTGCTCTTTCGCGCGTGCAGCTTGCTTGTCGGCTTCCGTTGCAGAGCTGTCGGCTTTCGAAGCTGCTGTGTTCGCTTCACTCGTTGCAGTCTTGCAAGCGTTCGTTGTCGATGTAAACTCTGTCACGCGTGAAGATTCAGCACTGACACGAGCGTTTTCAGCTTTCACACGAGAAGATTCTGCTGTGACGCGAGAACTCTCTGCGTTGACACGAGCTGTCTCGTTCGTCTTGCGAGTTTCTTCGTTCGACTGTCTTGTCGTCTCGTTTGACTGACGAATCGTCTCTGCTGACGCACGAGCCGTTTCAGCGTTCGCGCGTGCTGTCTCTGCTGACTGACGAGCTGATTCGTTCTTCTCGATGTTCTCTCTCGATGTGTCAGCTTTCGAAGCTGCTGTGTTCGCTGACGCTGCTGCTGCGATAGCCGCTTCTTTCTCCGCTTTGATGTCAACAATCGAAGCGTCAACTCTGTCAGCCGCTTTGTTCGCTGCGTCAGTTGCCGTCTTTGCAGAAGCCGTTGCAGCATCAGCGTTCTTCGTTGCTGTGTCTGCGTTCGATGTAGCTGTCTTTGCTGCATCAGTCGCGGCATTCGCGTTCGCTGTCGCCGTGTTCGCTTTTTCAGTCGCTGTGTTCGCATCTGATGTCGCTGTTTTAGCTGATGCGATAGCTTCTTCAACGCCGTTTTTGAGTGCAGTAATCGTTGATGCGATGTACTGCAATGACACTTTCACACTTCTGTTCAACGCGTCAACGCCGATAGTCCAAAGACCGCTGAACTCTGACGATGACTGCAACTGTGATATTTTCTTCCTAATTACGCCCATATCGTTATATTAAATTGATTTCAACATCTTCTTCGTCTGTCTCCGTGATGACAATCTCGTTGTCTTCTGTCGCGAGACAAAAGTAATTGCCGAGTGGTCTCATGTTCATGAACGTGAGTGTCACTGTGAACTCGCACCATACGCAACCATCGCGGCGAATGTCGAACTTCGTCACGCTGTTCGACTTGTAGAAACATTCATACGTCTCGACCGGACTGTCAGTATAAAGTTTGTGCTGCTCCGGCTTGATGAGCTGCGCCCAAAACGAATTCCAACGTTGCCAAAAGTCGCTGATGCTCGTTGCGTGAATGAGCAACTTCAAACCAACGTCTTTCGTCTTGTATTTCACTTCGTCATCATCGTATATGACACCGCTCGATGCTTTCGATGTGACTGTCAGATTGCTTCTCACGTTCGGAGCTTTCTCGATGTTGTCGTCAGTGCCGTCAAGCACATAGATTCCGAAGAGAGAGAAGTCGATGTCGTCAAGCTCGTAACCGCTTTGGCGAAAGTCTGACGGTGCCGAAGCGAACGGTTTTTCTGTCAGTACGTTGATGAACGAATCCATGTCTTCTGAAATCTCGTCACTGTCTTCTGCGAGTGGCGGAAAGTCATCAGCGAACGATGCTGTGATTTTGCCGAGATTCACGAGACGAGAACGAGCCGTGTTGCTGACAAGTCGCAACTTGTAAGACTTTGAGAGTTCTGTGAATGTGAAGACGTGATAAGCCTTGTCAGACAACATTTCAAACAGATTGCTTGCGAGGTCGATGTTGATGACGCAAAACTGCATCGCGAATGACTTCGTGTCGAGTTTCGGGTCAGACAAATCGGTCTCCGCGCCGTCATACTCTTCCCACTCTGTCGAAGTGAGAGACTTGAACGCCGGCATCTGAATGAGTGCTTTATATCCGTACTGCTCAACGAAAACGCCGTACTCTGTATAAGCATCTTTGCCGTCAATGAGAAGTTTATTTGTCATCTTCATAATGCTCTGCTGTGTCCGTAGGTTGATATACTGATGTTCGAATGCTTGTCTCTGTCAATCTCTGTCTTGACGACCGCAAAGCCCGATGCGTTGATTGTTGCTTTCGCGCCGTGCATGACAAAGACACGATAAAGCTGCGTTTCACTGCAACGAATTGTCGCGCGAGTGTCGCCGATAAGAAACACGTTGCGCGGCTGCGGTTCAATCAGTCCGAACTCTCCTGCATCGATGTACACGCCGAATCTCGAAGTGTCGTACTTCTTGAACTTTCTCAACTGCGAAAGTGAGGGAAAACCGAACTGTGTCATGAATTCGATTCCTCTCGGTGAGAACATCATCTTCACGAGTTCTTCGAGCGTCTCGCGTCCGGTGAACATCTTGCAGTCGTTCAGAGCTGCGGCGAACTGAATGTCGCCGCGCTGCTCCGCTTCTTGCGCTGCTCTTGACTTTGCTTCGAGCCACGCTTTATGAATAGATTTGACGAGAGTTTCCATACTTTGTGATGATTATTAAGTTTTTACTCTGATACCTTTCGATGAAATGTCATCAAGCGTTTCTCTGACACGCTTCACGCTCGTGTTCATCGTGTCGAGCTTGTCATTCGTTGTCGAAGTGTTCTGCTCGATGCCGGTCAAGCGTTCGAGCATCAGATTCGATGTCTTGTTAAGCTCTGTCACGCCTTGAACGAGCGTGTATGTATGTCCTTGAATCGTTGTCAGACGAGCGTTGTTCTCGTCAACACTGTCTTGCGATGCTGTCGCGATGCCCTTTGACGATGCTTCTCTGCTTGCGTCATCATCGAACCACTTGCCGAGAGACGATGAGAGACCCTGCCACACGGTCGAGAACTCTTCACCGACTGCGTTGATGTCGTATGCGAGCGAATCAGCACTCTCGATGACTGCGTTGATGCCCTTGAACGTGCCGTCAGAGCCGAACCATGAAGACTTGTACTTGTCGAAGACTTTGCCGATTGCAGGTTCGAGATACTGTGTCACGAGCATCTTCTTCACGATGTCAGAGACTAAATCGTTCACTGTGTCCGCCCATGCTTCCATTGCGTCTTCACCTTGCGCGACTGCATCGAAGAAAGCATCGCCGAGTGTCGATGCGAGGTCTTCGGCTGTCGTTCCGATGATGTCTTCGACCATGTCGTTGATGAGCGTTGCCATTTCTTCTGCAAGCTCCGCAAGCTCGTTCTTGTAGTCTTGAACTTTGTCGCTGTCAGTCTTCTTCTTCGATTCTTCCAAATCGAGCTGCTTCTGAACGAGCAACTGTTGTTCTGCGAGATTTTCAAGCTGCTTGCGTGATTCATCGTACTTCTGCGAGCCGAGAGCCTTGTCTGCTGTGTACGACACTTGCGCGTATGTGTCTGCGATTTTCTCGATAGTCTTCTGATAGATTTCAGCCGAGTAACGAGCTTTCGCAAAGTAACGCGCCCAAATGCTTGACTGCGATGTCACGTTGTGCAAGTTCAAGACTTCGTTCGTGACTTGCGCATATATCGATTTGAGCTTTTCGAGTGCGTTGCCGGTGTTCTCCTGCAAGCGCACTGCGTCAGCGTTGTCGAGTTCCCATTGCAGTTGGTCGATTCTCGATTGCAGCTTCTCAATCTCTTTCTCTTTCGAATCATCGTTGTTGAAGAGATTCGCGATTGCTGTCGCGATTTGCAGAGCCGCCGAGATGACTGTCAAGATGACTGATGCTTTCTCGACTGTCGAGATTGATGTCGCTGTCGCTTTTGCTGTCGATTCTGTCGCGCTTCCCATCGCGTCAACTGTCTGCGTCATGCCTTTTGCGACTGACTTGCCAACATCGCCGATTGAGCTGATGACTTCTGATGCAGCATCGAGAACTTCATCGATGCAGTCGAGAGCTTTGCCCATGCCGTCAGCGATGTCGTCAGAGAAGACCGCTGCGAGATTCTTTGCCTTGCCGCCGAGGTCTGTGACAACACTTCCGGCTGACTTCAACTGCGTTGCGAACTTCTTGTAAGAGTTCGTCACGTTGTTACGAGCTTTCAGCACGTTCTTCTCTGCTTTCTGACCGCGATTTTCAGCGTTCACGAGAGAGACTTCTGCTGCTGACAAGCGTTCTGTCGCTGCTGCTGCTTGTTCGCTGTTCGCTGCAAGTTGTCCGTTGTCAATCTGCTCTTGAATCGTCTGCTGCTCTGTGAGAGCTTCGTTATACTCGTCTTGCGCTTCTTTGAGTGCTGTCTGTGAATCTGCGAACTCTTGCAGAGCTGTCACAAGCTCTGTCTTCGATGTCGCGATGTCAGTGAATGACTTGTGAAATGCTGCGAACGGATTGCGCGATGCAATCTCGTCTTCCATTTGCTTGATTGCGTCTTGAAAGTCTTTGATTTCTGTCACACTCAAAGAGCCGCGCATCTGCTCGAACTTCGACTTAATCATGTCGAGATTGTATGTGATTGTGTCTGTCGATTGATTCGACAAATCGCCGAAGACACTCTCCCAATCGATGCTTGTCTTGAAGTCGCCCATTGTGAGCTGCGATTCTGCATCGTTGTACTGCTGTAAGATGTTATCCATGACGCGCTGACGGTCGAGACCTTGAATCTCTTCGGGTATCGAGTTAATCGCTTTCGTGTACTTCACCCACAACTGCTGAATCTTCTGCTCTGTCGTGCCGAACTCGTTGACGAATGATTCATACTGCTTGTCTTGCGCTTCTCGTATCAGACGGCTTGTCTGCGAATCGAGCGAGTTGAGCATATCGCGAGTTGCTTTGCCGGCTTCCGTGAGCGTGTCATCTGCTGCCGATTGAAGAGAATCGAGCGAAACGCCGAGAAGCTGCTTGATGTAGTCATCTGTTGACTTCTGACCGTCCGAAGATGCCGCCCAACCGGTCTCTGTCGCTCCGTCTTTCGTCATATACACGTCATGCGCCGCTTGCTTTTGAGCTGCCGCGAGCTGATTCACACTCTCGATGATTGCGTCTTTGCGCTTCGATGCGTTGTTTCTGATTTGAGTTATCTCTTTGCCGAGACCGTCTGCAAGACTGTCGATGATTTCTTCTGTGACTGATGCGTTCGCGTCTTTGATGTACTTCTTCATCTGTTCTGCGAACGAATCGATAATCTTCTTCTGTTCGAGAGCTGCTTTTGCAGAGTCAGACTTCGTGCTGCTGCCGCTCTTCGATGTTGTCGGGTCTGTGAAGCCGCCGAGATTCGATGTCTGTCTGATTGATTGTGCATCGTTCATCGCGTCTTCGTATGCTTTCAGATAGCGGTCAACTTCTGCTTGTGCTGCGTCTTGTGCTTCTTTGTCTGCGTTCTTGTCTCCGGCTGCTGTCTGATACCAATGATGATATTTGCCGGCTTTCACGTTATCTTGAACTTCGAGCAAATTGATGTATGCTTCAACGTACTTGTTCAAGTATGCTTGTGCGAGAGCTTCTTTTTCGAGAGCTTTGCAGTACGATTCACCTTTCGTTGCGAGAGTGTCTTTCCACTCTGCAAGCGTCTTGTGATAACCCATTTGCTCGCCGTACTTCGAGTTCAAATCTTTGATGAGAGACGCTTCTTGCTGCTGTGTGCCGTTGAAGCTCTCGATGCGAGACTGATATGCTTTCAGTTCGCCCGATGCTTGCGCATACGCTTTGCGAGAATCTTTCAAGAACTCTTGATGTTCTTTGAGTTGCTCGTCAGTTTTCGCGGCACTGCTCTTGAAGAGCTGAAAGACACCGATGAGAGCCGAGATTCCGGCGAGAATCCACCCGAATACCGGAATCGACTTGATTGCAGCTCCGACCATACGAAACGCACCTGCAAGACCGATGTTCGCGACTGTTCCTGCTCCGGCTGCTGTCGCGTTCGCTGCTGTCGCTGCTGTGTCAACGCCCTCTGCGGCGGCTGCTGTTCCCGATGCTGCTGCTTTCGCTTTCTTTGCTGCTGCTTCGGCTGTCGATGCTTCTGCGTTGAGAATCGTTGCATCTGCATCGGCTTCTGTCGCTGCTGCTGATGCGACTGATGCAGTCGTGCCGGCGACTGTTGCCGCTGTCTCTGCGACTTGTTCGCCGCGACCGACTGCGAGAAGCTCGTTCCAATACTTCTTCAAGCCGTTCAACGTTACGAGCGTGAACGCGCTGTCTTTGTTGAGTGTCTGCTGAACTTGTTGAAGACCGATTGTGATGCTCATCAGCGATTGAACTTTCAACATGATTTGTTGCAGTTCTTCGTTCTCGCCGGCGAACAAGCCGACTGCTCCTTGCGCTGCGGAGAATGCACCTGCAACGCCGGAAAGTCCCGAAATAACGCCTGCAAACTGATTCTCATCGTTAGCGAATACAGAGCCGGCGGTCTGAATGTCACCTCTGATGTCTTTGAGACGACCGAGTTCTTCGATGATTTCACGATAACGACCGGTCGATTGGTCTATCTGTCTGCCCTCGGCTTGCGCTGCTGCGACCATGTTCGCGGCTTCCATTTCGAGAGCTTTGATTTGCTGTCTCAACGTGACTGATGCAGTCGCGTTCTTCTGCTTTGCTGCGGCACTCTTCTCTGCTGCTTTAGCTTCTGCAACGTATCGTTTTTCGTTCTTCGAGAGTTCTGCTTCTTCTTGCTTTGCAGCTTCAATCGCTTTCTTGCGTACTGCGATGACTTCTTTGATTGCAGCTTGCTGTGTGCGAGCTTCCTTGTAAGTGTCGCTCATTGACGGCACGTTCGCATACTTGTTCGCTTCGTCTGTCGCTTCACGATAAGCAACAGAGAGTTCGTTGATAGCTTCTTCGTTCTCTCGAATCACTTTCGCGATTTGTGCGTATGCTTCGCCTATCGCGTCAAGTGTCGGTGTCTCGTTCTTCAAGAAGTCGAGATTCACTTCGGGAACTGCGTCTGTCAACAACTGCTGAATGCGTGAAGTCTCCTGCTCAACAGAGCTGACCATTGATTGTGTACTCTGCTGAATATGCTCCATGCCACGGTCGTACTCTGATACATCGACCGCCGTTGCGAAACTTAAACCGTCATCTGTGTTCATATAGCTTTTACGTCTTCTTCGTCTTCAAAATCGTTAAACATATCAACATTGTTCGCATCGAGAGCGTCATCGTATAACGGTGCATCGCTCTCTTTCTCATCGTTCGGCATCGGTACTGCTCGGCTGTACATCAACGCGTTCAGAAAGCTGATTTCATACAGAGCATATTTCTCTGTGACGCTGAATGTCTTTGCGATGCCGAGAACTGTCGCCCAAATGCTGTCGTTTACCCCTCGACCACTTCCTTTGTCGGTTTCAGAATGTTTGCCTCGCTTAGGGAAGTGGTAATGGCGAAAAAAACACCGACCTCGTTGTCTTTCAGTCGTTGAACGATAACATCGAATAACGTTGTCGGTGATAGATTCTCATTGATGATTTGCGCGAGTTCTTCACGCTCGCTCAATACTTGTTTTTTGCGCGAAAAGAACGCTTTTAAGCGACTTTTGCAGCTCTGACGATGACTTGCTTCGTTGATGCGTTTCGCGCCGAGAATAAGCACGGCAGCGATGTCTCCGAGTGCTTTGAAGTATCGCGCATTGTGCAGCACTGATGCAGTGCGTTCTTCGAGCTTGCACTTCTCAACGATTGGGAGCGTTGCGACAATTTCGCTCACGAGAATGAGCGTTGCGATTGTCGGCGGCGCAATCTCATACGTCTTGCCATTGATTTCGAGCCGAGCGAGCGACTTTTCGAGTATCGCTGCTGCGACTTGGCTTTCGATTGTTTGAGCTGTTGTTATCATCATTCAATGAGTTATCTTGTTATACAATAGTTGCGAGAGTGGGATTCGAACCGCACGACCTCTTGGATATGAACCAAGCGAGCTACCTGTCTGCTCTATCTCGCGAGATGTCGGTTTCTCCTGCCAACCGAAAAGGGTGTCTTTCCACGCGTCTTTACTATGAACAGTCTTTAAGTGCCAATGATGCTGCTGTTAAGCTGTCTCGCCGGAAGCGGAGTACGTCTTTGTTTCTTTCCAATCGTCTGCTTTGACCTTGAACTTCTTGTAGAGCAATTCGCTCTCGGTCGGCATAATCTTGAAAGTCAAATCAACGTACTGACCCTCTTCTTCGGAAGAGCCGGGTTTGAAAGAAACTTTCGTGCGCGGTGCCTTGATACCGGTCGCGCCGATGTTCTTCGGAGTGACTTTGACACTGAACTCTTCTGAAACGACATTTGTCTTTACATCAAGCTCATCGCTATCTGTTGAGATTGTCGCTCCGGTGAAGAGATGCTCTGTGTCGAAGTCCATTTCTTTGACACGGGTTGTGATTGTGATTGTCGGCTCGCCGTCTTCTTCTGCGACAACGATGCCGCCGGTTGCGGTTGCGGTGAGTGTCTCGCCGTCAGCCGATGCGAGTGTCGTTGACTTGTCGTTGATAGTACCCACGCTGTAAAGCGTTGTTGCCATTGCATCGTTCGCGCCGGTCTTACCAACTTCAACTTTACACTTCGACCATGACATGATAATTTTCTTCATAATCTTATACTGTTAATCGTTGAAACTTAATTCTTGAAACAATCAGATGCTGCTCGATGTCTTCGTTCACTGTCGAGTGCGGTGTTCCGTCCTGCTGAATCCAATACTCCGTGCTGTCACACTCTTCGACAAATTTGATGAGAAGCTGTTGCAGCTCATCGACACGCTGCTTGTCTTCGACCTTGCGTCCGTCTGCTGACGTTGTGTCGGGAACATACACGTTGATGACGATTGTTCCCGACTGAATCTGCTCGTCAACTCCTGCGAGGAACTTGACAATGATGTCTTCTGTCGTTGCGTCCGTCGGTCTCATCTCACTGCGGTAGAGAGAGCCTTTGATTGCTTGCGCGAGACTGCTCGACTTAATCATCGAGAAGAAATCGCGCTCAATCTGCATTTCTGTCTTCATATTTGTCATTTGAGTATAGAACCAAGTAATTCTTTGAGTAATCTGTCAGCTTCGAGTTCCGCTTGTGCAAGCACGACTTTGTGTCGCACATCTTCGACAAGAGCTGCGTATTGCATACCGGCGCAAACAATCAGTACAACGCCCCATGGGAACTTTGCTTTCAGACGATTCATGAGCGATTCGCTCGCTGCAACGCCTTGTGCGCCGTTTCCCTGCGTTCCCGAATATTGCTTCGGTGCGCCCGAGATTTGAACTTCACCGTTGTAGAGAACAACGTAACCGATAGAAGACCGAAGATTTCCGGTGATGTCTCTGTAAGTGCCACCCTCGCGTGCGAGCTTCACACACGCTTCGCCGATGTATGAGAGCTGCGTCACAAGATGACTGATGAGCTGCTTCTTCTTGACTTGAAGTCGCTCTTGTATCTTGCGATAATCGGTGCGGCTCACGACTACACCTTTGTACTTGCTGTGTGTTGTTGTCTTCTTAGCCATGTCACGATGCGTTCTCGTTATACAGTGAGTTGAACACGACCGACTGTCGGGAGCAATTCAGCGTTCATGACGCGATATTCGCCGAGAGATTCAGTGAAACGTGTCAGCTTGATGCGTTTCGCTTCAAGAATCTTCTCTGCAACATCATCTTCAAGCTCGACAAGAATCGTGAACGATGCGATGCGAAACTCGCCGTCTTCGTACTTTCCGATTCTGTTGTCAGAGTTCGTCTTGATGTTGCAAGCGATAGCATCAGAGTAAGAGCTTACTGCTGATGTCGGCTCGCCGTACTCGTTCACGCCACCGCTTGAAACTGTCTCGATTTGTAGTGTGCCGTTCGTTCTCATAATACACTGCTGTTAATTGTGTGTCACCAAAGATTTGAGCCATTCTGAATAACTCTCAATGAATCACTTAACACGTCATCAGCATCAACACCGTACTCGTTGCACCAAAATGCGATGCTCTGCGTGAGAGCGTCCGCATCGATAGAAGTCGAGACGCTGTTCTCTGAACGAGATGTCTCGATGTAACCGCGCACGAGCTGAACGGCGACACGGAAGAGAGCAACGTCTTTCGGCGTTGCTTCTTCCTCTGCGTTGATGCTCGCGTTGAAGAGAGCAAATTCCATGACCGATTTATCGGGATAGAACGTGTTCGCAATCGCGTTGCAAAGTCGGCTTAATGCTTGAATGTTTGTCATCGCGCGTTACTGTTGAGTTTTCAGAGTGTAGATACCGTTCATCTCGGTGATAACCGGCAATGAGAGTGATTCAGCCTTTGTGAACTCAACACCGTTCGAGCCTTGTGTCTCGCCAACGCCCCACTGCGATGTGCGGATACGTCCGTAGTTTGCGTAAGCGACACCCTGCTCGGGTTTCAGCTCGTTGTTCGACCATGCGTTCTTCACGAGACCGAGCTTGCCGTCCGGAATGAAGACCATGTTCTTTGCGTTCCACGGCGTGTAAGTCGAAATCTGTGTGCCGTTCTGAATGCGAATCTGTCTGCGGATAGTCTCGAAAATCGGGTAGTTGTTCTCCTGCATATACGCGTTCAAGTCTTTCAACTGAACGAGCTTTGCAGACTTGTCACTGCCCCAAATCATTTCCTTGATTTTCTTTGAGCGACACATATACGAGATGATTGACGGAGCGCAAAGCACTTTGCCGAAAGTCACCTTGTCTTGTGCTGCATCGAGAATGGCTTGAATGTCTTCGAAACAGTCAACAGTCTGCAAGTTGTCAGAAGTCCACGCTGTCTTTGCAGAAGCGATGTTCTCTGCCGGCTGATTGTAGTTCACTGTTCCCTTGACACCGCCCTCGGGGTTCGTTGTCTCATCGAACTTGAAGATACCCTCGTTCGAGAGACCGCCCAAGAAAATCATGTCGAGCTTGCCGAGTACGGCAGAAACAACGCGCTCGATGTCGCCCCACATGAGCTTGACGAGCTGTTCATTCTTCGCCTTGTCGGAAATTGTCTTGCTGTCGAGAATCTGCAAGATTTTACGATAGTCTTGAATCGTCATCGGGAGCGTCAGAGCGTGATTAACGATGCGTTCTTTCAGAGTTTCAAGACCCTCGCTTCCGAGAATGGCTTCTTTTGAGTTGTCGCCGATAGTCGGAGCTGCGATAGTGATGTTGTACTTGCCGATGAGTTCCTCGAAGTCAAGTCCGATTGTGGGAGTGTCCCAATCAAGATACTTCTCGAAAATCACATTGTCGAAGAGCTTCTTGTTCTGTTCCGACACGGCATCGAAACGAATCTGCACCATCTTGGTGAGTTCGCCGAAGATAGAAGTATAAAGTAATTCGTTCATAATCGTAATCGTTACTGTTTGATGAAGATGATGTTCGGGTTATTCTTCAAGAATACGCCGTTGAGCCACTCTGCGAGTACAGGTGTCGAGAGAGCCGGAGTGAGAACGACTGCTTCGAAAGCTGCATCGATAGTCGGAATGCCGCGACCGTTGAACTCTGTGACAGAACCAACGACCATGTTCGGCGTGTACTTCGGTTCGGCTTTCGCTTCTGCAACGTCACCTGCTGCGGCTGTGTACTCTGTTGATTCAACGATGATGTCGTCAGTCGTCAAGTCTTTGATGCTTGCCGAGAGAGTGAGAACATCGTAATCGGTGTTCGACTTGTCGATTGCCTTGATTGTGGGTGATGCAGAGCCGTCATCGTACTTAGTGACAGTATCGCCCTTCTCGAAGTAATGACCCTTTGCGACACGCGGAGAAGCTGCTGTTCCGCCAACGACTTTCGCCGTCTTGCAGACTGCCGCGCTCATTGTGTCGAAGTCAACGAAAATCGGAGTTGCACGGCGCAATACAGTACCGACCGAGAACTCTTGTAACGGTTTGAAACCGCCGGGGAGAATCTTGCATTCTCCGCGCCAAATTTCGGGATATGCGCCCGAAACTGCTTCTTTCTTAAATTCAATAGCCATGAGTGCAAAAGAATTTTGAGGGTGAATAATTACGAGACATTACTTGCTCGGCAGTGATGATGCCCATGCTTTCGCGCTTTCGCGCATCTGTTCGTCCTCGCTTCCGGTCTCATGCTGTGCCTCTTTCGGCATGAGATTGTGATTGACAAGTTCTTGCTTGTAGTCCGCGAGTTCTTTGTCGATGTCAGCGTCATCAGCGAAAGTGACGCGCTTCATCAGATACTCGGGAATGCGCAATTTCTTGGCTTTCGCGGCGATGTCAGCCGTTCTCTCTGACTTTGCTTTTTCAGCTTTGAGCTTGTCATTCTCTGCTTGCAGAGATGTCATCTGCTGCTGAAACGGCTTGAACCATTCGGGAACGTCTTTTCCGTCTTCACCCTCGTCATCGTCCTCATTGCCCTCTTTCTTAGATTGCTGTTTTGATGACTTGCTCGATGGCTTCGTCTTCCTCGTAATCTCCCCCTGCATCGCCTTTGCAAAGGGTACGATTGAATCCACTTTGGCGGTTATGTCTTCGTCAGTCGCATCGTCTTTCAGACCAACGCAACCGAGTTCTGTAAGCTCATCGAGGAGCTTATCAGTAAGACCCATGTCCTTGCACTTCTCTGAAAGTGCGTTGCGAAACTTTGTTTTCATCGTTCTTTTTATTGAGTTATAACTGAATATACTTATTCACATTCGCAAAGTTATAATAAAAAAATGGGATAGTGCCTAATAAACACCGAAAAATTTTAGAAAAATTTCGTTTTATTATTTAGCTGATTGGCTGATAGTTACGCAAAGCGATGAAAAAAAATCCAAAAAAAGTTGCTCAAAAACTTGCCTATTATAATAATTCGCAATATCTTTGCATCAGAAATCAGTGCTTAACACGCACCGACAACGAAAGTTTAACAATCAAAACGCAACTGATATGAATGCACAAAGAAGAAAACAAATTGAGAAGTTGTCAGCACAACTCGAAGAACTCAAAGAGCAAATCGAGATGTTGCGTGACGATGAGCAAGAATCGTTCGACAATCTGCCCGAATCAATTCAGATGGGCGAACGCGGTGACAAGATGCAGTCAGCAATCGACAATCTCGATTATGCTGCTGACAACATTCAAGATTGTCTCGACAATCTTAGTGAAGCAACTGAATAATATGTTTAACACGAGAGCTGCTTCGTGCAGCTCTCACAAATCTTCAACGCAATATGAAAGCTCAATATCTTGCAGAAGCAATCGAAATCATCAGAAAGAGCAACTCAATCAAGGTCTCTTTCAACGTACCGGTGAACGACAATTATTCACACGTTCACGAAATTCTCATTCACGAGAGCAACGCATCAGTCATCAGCGAACTCATCAATGCAGGTTTCGCTCTCTCGATGACAAGCAAAGGTCTTACTGTCGATAAGTATTAACATCAAAAATCAACGCAACGATGAAAATCATACCTTATTTCGCAAATCAGATGCACAATCGCTTCGGCGTTGTCATCTTCGATGTTCTTGGAAACATCGCAATCGATGTTCAGCGTGCAGCGAACTCCGTCAGAGACGGCAAAGCTGCAATCAAGAAGTACGCGCCCGAAGTTCCGTGCGCATCAGCTCAAATCTATCGCGTGAACCGCAAGCGTGAAGCAATCACTGTCAAAGCGTTCAACGCACTTGAAGTAATCAACATTATCAACGCATAAATCATCAGCAATCATGGAAGCAACAACACTTTCAAACAAGCTCTTCGACTTTGAGAAAGCAAGAGTTCAGACGCTCACAATCGAGCAACTTCAACGTACACACAAAGAGAATGACGTTTACGGTCGTCCTCTGCGTGGAATCTACCATTACGAGCTTCTCAATCAGCTCGTCAATCAGTGCAACGAAATCGGCTACAATGTCGAGGTGTATGACTTGTTCGCTGCTCAAAACAAAGACCGCAACACGCCGGGCGTTGTGCTGCTGCCGCAAGTCGAACAACAGTACGGCGAGCGAGCTGTCGAAGCTCACATCTTGCGCCGCGTGTTCGCGAACATCAGAATCACCGACTTCGATGACGATGAGAAGACAACGAATCTCGCTGTCGCTTTTCATCAGAAAGGCATTCAAGTCGGCTTCGGTAACATGGTCAAGATTTGTCACAATCAGACGATGTTGCACGCCGACAAGTACATCGCAACGTACAACGAACGCGGCAAAGGTCGCGCCGAACAGAACTTCACCGTTCAGCAAGTTCTCGACACCGTGAAGTCATGGCTCGTTGACGCTCGTCACATCATCGTTTCAGAGCGTGAGAAAATCGAGCGCATGAAGTCAATCGAAGTCAGTGCAGAGCAAATCTTCACAATCATCGGTATGCTGACTGCGATTCGCGTGAAGTGCGACACGTCAATCAAGGAGATTCGCGAGAATCGCGTATATCCGTTGAATCAAGCTCAAATCTCGCAATTCACTGAATCGCTGATGTTGAAGCACTGCAACAATGGCGGTCGCATCTCTGCTTGGGACTTGTACAACTCTGCAACCGACTTGTACAAAGCTGACGCGATGGATATTCCGCAAATCATGCCGCAAAACAGAGCGTTCGTTTCATTCTTAGACGAGCAATTCAATCTTCAATAAGTCGAATCTCGTGCGCTGTGTGTGAGTGTGAAGCTGTAAGAAGCGACACTCACACACGCACGCGCACACAAAAGTAAATATGAATATGAGCATCATCGAACTCATCGAGAAGTATCAGAAGAACATCGTGATTCTTCTGCGTGAAGACGATAGTCATTATGTCGTGATGAACACGAACATGACACTCGAAGACGTGCCGGCGCGATTCAAGTACACCGAGCTTGACACTGTTCTTACGACACTCATCAACAAGCATCATCTTCGTGTTGCAATCTGCGAGCAACTGCGAGATGAAGACAAGCAACGTATCAACGAAAAACTCAAAGCGATATGAACAACACGAATCAGCAACAACAAGAAGAACAGAACTTCAATTATTGGGAGTTCATCGAGCGTTATCACCCGAATTACACGAGAAGCGATGAAGTGCTGCTCTCTGACGACATAACGAAAGTCTTGGATAATCAAGACGACTTGTCGGTCGAGTGCATTCACAACGTCAAGTCATACGTCTCTGACTTAAACGACACGCAAGCTCTCATCGAGCTGCAAACAGAAGTCGATGCAGATTTGTTCAAAGAAGCACTTCGAGAGTATCTGAAAGAGTATTACAAAGTGCAAGACGCGAAATAAAGCTCGCCGCTCGATTTCTCGATGTTGAGACGATAACTTCTTCATCTCGAAGAGAAAACCGCGAGAAATCGAGCGGAAACGAGCTTTTTTCCGTATCTTTGCAGAAACATTCAACGCAACTGATTATGGAAAGTAACAAAATTGTTCACCTGCATCTCAAAGAGCCGTACAACGAGAAGCAAGACTTTTACTTCGGCTCTCTGAAAGCAATATACGACTGCATTCCCGAAGATGTGGTCGGCGTGAAGTACACATCGCTCAAATCGCGCAAGTGCGCTGATGTGTACGAGAATCGCAAGTGTGTTATCAAAATCGATGTCATTCAACGAAAGAAACAAGAGAAATCATCATGTTAGGAGCAATCATCGGCGATATTGTCGGTTCTCGATTCGAGTTCCGCAATACATCAAGTTACGACTTCGAGCTGTTCACGAGTGAGTGCAGCTTTACAGACGACACGATTTGCACTGTCGCTGTCGCTGACGCGATACTCAAAAGCGAGCAAGAGAAGTCAATCGACTACAAGAGCGCATTGCTCGATTGGGGCAGACGTTATCCGTCACCAATGGGAGCATACGGAACATCATTCAACACATGGCTTCACTCTGCGTCACCGCAACCGTACAACTCATTCGGGAACGGTGCAGCGATGCGCATCTCACCGGTCGCTCTCGCGTTGAGTGCTGTCAAGAGTTACAACGAGAGCAACATCATTCGTGAAGCGATGCGATGCGCAAGTGTCACGCACAATCACCCCGAGGGCATCATCGGTGCCGTTGTCACTGCTCTGATGATTCACTCGTTCGCAATCTTCAACGAGAGCGATGCAGTGCAGCATTGCGAGCGTCTGATGCAACAGTTTTACGGCTGCGATTGGGAGAGCAACATTCCGAGCTGCGGTGTCTTTGACGAGACGTGTCAAGGCTGCGTTCCGCTTGCGTTCTCAATCATCAGAGAGAGTTCGAGCTTCGTTGATGCTGTCAGATGTGCAGTCGCGTATGGCGGCGATTCTGATACTGTCGGCGCAATAGTCGGCTCAATCGCTGAATCTCGATTCGGCATTGATGATGAACTCGTTCGATGCGCTCTGTCGTATCTTCCGAGCGAGATGATTGAAGTAATCAATAAATTCTATTCGATATGGCAACAAAGAAAGATTTAATCAAGTTCTGTCGTCTTTACAAAGGCGAATTGTCGATTGAAGACAATCCGTTTGACAAAGCTGACGATGAGTTCAAGTTCGAGATGTGGCGAGTTGAGTTCGCTGCGATACACGATGCTCTGAAATTCGACAACATCGATGATGCAGAAGAGTACATCAAAGACTACATTCGCAACAAGATTGATGTTTTTGCATCTGTGCCATTCGGCGGCGATGCTTCTCCGTATTATGACAAATACTTCAACTATTGACAAGAAGCGGACTACAACGATTGCAGTCCGCTTCTCTGTTTTTATATTGTTCCGACAATCTGAACATATACTCGATTCGTGCCGCCCATACCGGTGCCGAGTTCAGCTTTCACGAACTTGTACAGAAGACCTCTTCCCAAGAAGATTTCTGTTTCTCCGTTCGACCTCCAATTCTTCGGATATGAAAAGCCGTCCCAATTAACACCCTCATGACCTCCGTAAGGAGAAAGCACATAAACGTTCATCATTGATGTTCCCTGCGGACAGAACAAATGGAACTCGAATTGTTTCGAGAATCCGCCGTTCTTATTGAATGACGTTGACATATAAGCAACGTTCTTTCCGATTGTACCGGCGAATTTCGCATTGAGTTCATCAATCATATCGTTTTCAAGAAGATTTCTGAACTCTTTGCTGAAAATATATTCAGCCATACAGAAATTTTGTCCGCTTCGAAGAACGATGTCATGCGGATATTTAATTTGATTCATAACAACATCGATTCTGTCAACTCTGTCGTTCTGAACTCCATTCGCGATGTCAGTTAACATTTGCTCGCTGTAACTTCCACAATAATCAACAAACGCTTGTTTTTGTTCGCGTGTCGCTGCTTGCCAAACCGGTTGCGAGACTTTGCCCATGTTTGTCATAACTTCATCATACGTCTTTTGAGAATGAACAGTGAACTTCTCTGTGTAATGCTTCTCGCAATAACGTTCGAGGTCTGACATTGTGAGCTTTTTAATCTCTGCTGCTGTCTTCTCTGCATCATCAATGTTCTTCTTCTGAATCTGCGTTTCGAGCTTTTTGATGAGCTTTTTAAGCTCGTCAGTTTGCTTCTCTGTCTTTGCTTTGTTCAGCGTTTTGAGTACAATGCTCCAACGTTCAAGAATGTCAAGAGCTGTTTTCGCATTTGTCGTGTCGTTGTTCTTGATTGCTTTGTCGAGGTCATCAAGTAACGCTTTGTTGCTTGCTCCGAGATTCGTTGCTATTGTCGCACGCTTCAAGAGAATATCTTTCCATGCTGCAAGTCTCTTTATCGCATTATCAGCTTCGAGAATGTTCTTGTTCTTGATTGCTGCATCGACTTCTTTAAGCATATCGAGATGAGAGCCGAGTGCAGTCGCCATTTGAGAGCGTTGTGTGATGATAGAATCCCACTGACGCAAACGAGACAACGCCGAACTTGCTGCGTTCAAGTCTTTTGCTGTGATTGCATCTGTAAGCTCTTGCGTCAACGTTGGGAATGTCGTTGCGTATTTCAGCAAATAATCTTTGTGCTGACGCTTGATGTCTTGCCATTTAAGCTCTTCCTCAATCTCTTGCACACGCATCTCGTATGCCTGCTTAACAACTTTATCAGTCGAGTATTTCGGGTGGTCTTGCTTCCATTTAGCCTCAAATTTGAGCGTGTCTTTTAATTTAGAGAGCGATTCTTTGCTGTGTTTCTGATACATACTCTTGACCGCATTGCAAGCCGCTTCAAGCTCTGAAACAGTGAACTCTTTCGCCCACTGTTCAACGTTGTACAAATGCGAGTTGAATGTGTTCAGCTTCTGTTTTATCGCAACGATGCGTTGTGCAAGTTGCTTCATCTGTGTGTTGATAGCTGACACATCATTCGACTTCGTTAATGTCGTGAGTGCGAACAAGTCCGGCTCACCTGCGAGTTCTTTGTATTGCTTTGCAACATTGACGACATTCGATGCAGTCTTCTTGATGAGCTGCTGTTTCTTTGAGAGAAGTTGAGCGAGTGCGCGAGTTTCTGCATTGATAGTATCTGCGTTTCCGCTCTTGATAGCTTCTTTGAGTAACGTTGTATCAATATCGATACCACTGAAACGAGAATCAACGACTGAAAGAACTCGATTCGCTGTGTCTGTGATTTTCTCGATTTTAGACTGCGATGCGAGATTCTCTTTGCGCTGCTGCCAACGTAACTTGATAGCTTCTTCTTGCTCCGGTGTTCTGTTCTCGTGTCTGATAGCTGCTCTTTCGAGAGCTGTGAGCTGCTTCTTGCTCGGGTCGATTATCTCGTCAATCTTTTGAGCGTTGTTGCGAATGAAGTACGGCTCTGTGCCGCGTTCGCGAGCTGCTGCGATGTTCTCTGCGTTGTCGCGCACCCAAGACTTGAAACCCTCGGGATAATCGCGAATGACTTTTCCGCGCGGCGTGTAAGTCTCACCGCGTGCGAACGCTTCTGTCGCTTTCTTCATCTCGCTCTCGTCCATGAGAATGGGCGTGACGAAACAAAAACACTGTGGGTGCCAACCGTCAAAGATGAAGTCTTTCGGGTAGTCGCCGGCGAGCTTGTCGCAAATGTCTTTCTTCGGGTGCTGCATCGAGAGTTCGATGCGCTGACCGAGAACGAAATCGAGCTGCTGCCAACGTTCGTTGTCTGCTCTGCGATACGCGATGTTCGTTTCAGTACGAGCAACGCGCATCGCGTTTTGTGCTGATGATTTGTAATAACCGCGTCCTGTCCACTCGTCTTTGTAGCTGTCTTTGTCGTAGTCAATCCAACCAACAGAGCCGTCAGCTTTGCGAACGCGCTTCTTCCATTTTTTACCATACACCGGCTTCGTACCGATTTCGTTTCCCTCATCATCGAAGATTTTCTCTTCACCTGCTTTGTATCGAAAGCGTCTGAAACACAAATCGGGGTCGTTCAGATACTTGCGCACTTTGCGCGACATTGAAGACGCGCTTTCGCCCTCGCCGATTGCGACTGTCATCGACACTTCCATTTCATCGCGCAACTGCTCGACTGACTTCCATACGCGCTGCGAGAGATTGAGACCTCTGTCAGAGCGAGCGAGAAACGCTTGCATCGCCGCGTTGTTACGAGCTGCGTCTGCTGTGAACTGCGGCGTTGAGAGAACTGCTTTCCCGAAACAAGACGTGAAGAGCTTGTCGCAATCTGCGTTCGCTGCCGCCCATTCGAGCTTGATGCCGCGTTCGATTGCAACTGTCGCTGCTGCGTGAAGCTGTCGCAAGAGACGTTCGACTTCTTTCTGCTTCTTCAAGTTCTCGCCGTCAAAAGAGTACATTTCGCCCTCGTCAAGTTCCGGCATCGTCTTGTACAGTGCGAGAATCTCGTTCACTGTCGTTGCGAACTGAACGCGCACTTGCTCTGCATACGCTTCTGTTCGCTTCACTCGTGCGAGTGTTATCTTCTTCTTGTCTTGTTGCGGTACTTGTGACATACGCTGTTTCTGTTATTCGTCATCTTCTTCGTCTGCATCGTCATCATCAGACGCATCGACACTCGCGAACTGAACGAAACCGATTCTTCGTCTCTGTTTCTCGTCTTCGTCACGCTCGATGTCTCGCTCACTGATGAAGATGCACACGCCGAGCAAGAAGATTGCAGTGCGTTCAATCTTGCTCGTGCGTGTCGTCTTTTGAAAGATGAGAGATTTCATTGCTTCTGATTGTTTTTATCTCTCTTGTTCTTCGGCTGTGGCTGCTTGCCTTTCTTGTCGTCCGGCTCGTCAACATCATCATCGTCATCGTCTGTGTTGTCGTCATCGTCATCGTCAGAGTTGTCGAATGCAGAACCGAAGATGTCTTGCTGCTTGCGCTGTCGTTCAGACGATTCTTCATCGAGACGCTGAATCTCTCGTGTCACATCTTTCACGAGCGGATTCAGCTCGATGCCGGTCTCTGTCGAGAGAATACCGCCGTCAAGAGCTGTGATGATGTCTTTCAAGTCGTCAGATACGTCTTCGCCGAACGGCTCTTGGAACTCGTGAGCGACTTTCAAATTCTCGCACTGCGATGAGAGCGACACATCGAGAACGTTCGAGATGATTGCGATAATGAGCGATGCAGTTCTGTCGAGAAGCTCGTCATGCGTCTCTTTGTGCTTTGCAGCTTTGATGACTGCGAGCATCATGACAGTGCGCAACGCTTTCGCCGAGAGCTGCGAGATAGACTTCAACGTGTCGAGTGTAATGTTCGGCGTGAACGACTTCGAGAGAATCTGTGATTGCAGCCATTCAAGCTCGTCTTTCTTCGACTGCGGAGCTGAATCCCATGTGACGTAACTCATCGCGTTCGAAATACCGTCTTTTGAGTTCGTTACAAGCGTTTTGGCGGCTTCTTTCCGCTCGGGCATATTCTTTATCACATCGGCGTTCATTACCGCGATAGGGTCAGCGAAATAGTCGTTCGTGTCTGCTGTTCGCGATGCGATGTGTTCTTCTCGGTTGATGAGATGCTCGACACCGTGCCACTCGGTCTGCTGCTGAAACAAGATGATAGGAATCTTGCCGATGAGATTCACTTCTTCTTGTACGTCCCAACCGAGAGACTTCTGCGTGCATCGATAAATCACGTCTTTCGTGTAGATGTCGAAGTGATAGACTGCTTTGTCGTTCTCTTCTTTGACGTAATATCCCCAAGCGATAGAAGTGATGTTCTCGTAGATGTCCCAACGAACGTATATCTCATCGCCCTTTGAGCGTGCGAGAACGCGAATCTGAACATCGGGTTTTCCGTCTTCGTCTTTGAAGACACGGAACAACATCGCTGATTCTGTCTCCGCGCCGGCGAGACGCTTGCACTGACGAATCTTGCTGTCAAAACGAGTTCTTCGAAGCACTTCTTGAAACTTTGCGAACGCTTCGTCAGTCTCGTCAGAGAGCTGCGACCACTTGACCGGTCGTCCGTACATGAAGACAAGCGCAATCTCGTTGATATACACTTGATACGGAATCGGGAGCTTCCACGCCGATTCTTTGCGCAAGAAGTTTCCTTTCTTGTCGGTAATGATTTTGTCTTCACGCTTCATTACCTCGTGTTGCTTCACATCGTACTCTTTGAGTGCAGCAAGAGCGAACGAGCCACGAGTACGCATTTGGTCTTTAATCGCTGAAATGTCTTTCGCTTTCAGCAATTTCTCAAACTCTTGATTGCGTCCTACAATCGCGTTGAGATAGTTTTGAATCAAGTCGAAAAATACCATATTCTTACTTCGTTTTATATAATTTGAATATTATCATAATCGATGTCGTCATCTTCTTCGTACAAGTCATTTATCGCGTAACCGAGAATATCGACACACTCATCATGCGGTGCCGCCGGGAACGCGCAAATCTCATCGAGAAAGTCTTCAACCCAAGAGCCGTCAACGAGAATGACACGACCGCACTCGCAACGCGGCGACACGGCTCTCAATCTGACTTCCTTGCTGTCTTTCGGTGTCGGTGTCTCTTTGACGTTGAGCGTTGATATTTCTTTGAGCATCTGAATGACGCTCTCGCCGCACGCTTTCGGTTCGACAAGCAAACGTGATTCGCTCGTGCCGCCGTGCGTGTTCATGTACTCGGGCAAGAAGCGCAACAAGTCGGGCATCTCTTTCCACACTCTTTGAGCGTTCAACAGATAGATGAAGTTCTTGATTCTGCAAGCTGCGAGAATGCCGCTCGGGTCGTTGTCCTGCCCCTGCTTCTTCTTTCCGTATGCAGTATCGAGATAGAAGTGAATCGGCTCGTCATAGTGAATCGCTCTGAACTCTGCGAGCGAGATTCTCGGAAACCAATCACGTTTGACGATATTACCGCCCTCAATGGTCGGGTGCTGCTGATACAACGCACTGAACTCTCTCGGCGCACGAGCTTTCTGTTTCAAGAGCTTTGCGAGAGAGTGCTTATCTTCCCAAAGAGCATCGCCGATGTGACGCTGTGAGAGACCGCCGTCATGCTCGACTTCACAAAGAGCCGGAATGACGAGTACAGTCCACTCGTTCTGTTCTGCTTTCAAGATGCGCCCTGCGAGGTCGTCTTCGTGCCAACGTGTCATGATGAACAACTGCTTCGAGTTGTTGTGAAGACGTGTCGTGAGAACTGTGTTGTACCAATCCCACACGCGCTGTCGATATGTCGGCGAGTTCGCTTCGTTCGCGTCTTTTACAGGGTCGTCTATGATTGCGATGTCAACCGGCGTACCGGTCAGACCGCCGCCCACGCCGATAGCTTTGTAAAAGCCATGATGATTGACAGTCTCGAAGATGTCAACGTTTCGCAAGTAACCGCGCACGTCTGTTCTGATGTTCGAGCCGTTGAGATATGTGTCGGGAAATATCGCTTGATACTCTTTGCTGTCGATGATGCGTTGAATCGAACGAGAGAACTGCGATGCGAGGTCTATCGAGTACGAGCAACCTGCAATCTTCGTGTCGGGGTCTTTGCCGAGTACCCATGCAGGGAACTGACGCGAGATGATTTCAGACTTTCCGTGCTGCGGCGGCATGAAGACCATGAGATTCTTGATTTTTCCCTCGTACAACATCTGACAGTAATCTGCGATGACTTTGTGAAACCATTCGAGCTGATATTTCGGATTCGCGTAACCGAGAAAACGCGAGAATGTAGTCGGAGCTTCGAGCTTCAATTTCTCTTGCTTCAACCGCATCAATCTTTTGCGTATGTCTTCACTCGATTGTTTCATTGCGTACTGCTGTGTTATTCGTCAGATGATTCGTCTTCTGCTTCTCCGGCTGCTGATGATGATGTCGCTGATGTTGCTGTTTCGTATTCGTTTTCTTTCTCCAACTTGTTGAGACGCGCGATTTCTTCGTTGATTTCGTCAAGAGACATTTCTTCCGCGTCATCGCGTTTCTTCAACTCGACTTTCTCTGTCAGACCCAAGTCGCGAGCAATGATGTTCGCGTTGTAGATACCCACGACTGCGCCGTCAAACTTCACATCGCGACAATACTGCTCGATGCGTTCTTGCACTTGCTGATAAGTCGCGCCGTGCTTGCCTTTCGGCAGAGCGTACCACCATTGATGCGACTGACCGAGCCAACGAGTGATGAAGTCAAGCACTTTCGGCGGTCTGTTGTACTTCGTCACTCTGCGTTGCTGAACGCGACCGCCCTGCTCGGCTTGTCGCTTGTAGTCTGTTTCGACTTCAATCGGATTCTGCTTCAAGTCTTCGATGTACAGTCGAAACTCTTCGATGATTTGTTGTGGCGTATAGCGCAACTTTCGCCCTGCTGATACGCTCTCGAACAATCGTTTCGTGTCGGGATAGAATGCTGATGCCATAGTGTCATTTATGATTTTCGTTATATTCAAATTATACGAAAGTCAACTTCATCAGTTGACTTTCACCGCTGTTTCTTGTGTAAGCTGCTCCCAACGAGCAATTATCACATTGCAATAATGAGGGTCGAGTTCAATCATGAAGCACTTTCGACCGAGTTGCTCTGCTGCGATGAGCGTTGTGCCACTGCCGCCGAAAGCGTCAAGCACACTCTCGTTGCAGAAGTTGTTGATGAAGTGCGATGCGAACTCAACCGAGAATGTCGCGTTGTGAATCTTGCTGAACTCGTTGTTGTTCTGCTTTGAGAGATGTAAAATGTTGCTGATTGTGCCGCGAAACTTCTTCGTGCCGACCGTTCTCATCGCTTTCTCGCTGAAAATGTGAACGTACTCAAATTCGCTGTTCAGCACGTTTTCAGCCATTGCCGGCTGCGAGTGCATCTTGTCCCATATAATCGTGTCAGCGTACACGTCAATAAGCTCGTGCAGATACTCGATGAGTGCAGTCTTGTTGTTGCTCAATGATTGAATATTCACGAAACAGTATTGAGAATGACGCATCGCGTTCCTCGTGAAGTTCACGAGGAAGTGCAAGTAATCTTGCTCACTCTTGTTGTCGTCATCGTTGGCGTACTTTGCGGTTTTCTTCATTTTGACTTCTGTCGGAGTGGTGCCGGCGTTGTACGGCGGTGACGTGAATGAGATTTCAGCACGTTCGCCGTTCATCAAAAGCTCATACGTCTCTGCTTTCGTGCTGTCTCCGCAAATCAATCTGTGTCGTCCGAGCTGCCATATATCACCCAACTTGCAACGATGCTCAACATTGTCTGCTTCTTCGTCTGAAAATTCGTCTTCTTCGGCAGTCGGTTCTTCTGTCTCTTTCTGTGTGTCAAGTCCCCAAGATGAGAGTTCTTCCATGTCCCACGATTCAGAGAGCATATCCCAATCCCAATCGCCGAAGTTGTTGTTGTCAAGAATCGCGTATGCACGCAACTTCTCTGCTGTCGTTTCTTTCGGCAGCACAACGCACGGCGCGTCATCATAATGAAGCTCATCGCGCAAGACGTGAAGTCGCATATTACCGCCGATGACAACGTACTGTTCCGCGTCAATCGGGTAAACCATCAAAGAGCGATACTCCAAGAGTTCGGGGTACTGCTCGATGTTGCGCTTCAAGTCTTCGACTTTCTGCTTCTCAAACTTTCGAGGGTTTGAGGGAACGCCGTCAATCTGTCCGTCATTGCTCGCGAGCTTCGAGAGAGCGATGATTTCAAACTGCGGTTTTTCGAATCTTTTCTTATTCATCGTTGCGATTGTTTTTAAGAGTGCAAAAAATTACATAACTTGCTCTACCGCAAAGGTAATAAAAAAGAGTGCTTGTTAGGCACTCTTTTAGGCAAAATTTTTAATTACACGTTTATTTTTCAGCAAAATAGGCTCTTATTTGCTCGATGAACTCTTTGAGAGAGCGCACAACGATGTACTTGTAGCCGCTTTGTTCGACTGCTGACTGCCATGACTTTTGAGGTTCCGACTGTCTGCCTTTCTGCGTTTTGAACTCGATGCAGAGAGCGTGATATTGTGACGTTGGGTGCATGAGAAGCACGTCAGCGACACCGGCTGTCACGCCCTCGCCGCGCATGATTGCAGCTTCGATTGGTGTTCTGTAACCGCCGTTCCCGACTGCAAAGATGTTGAGCCGGAGACGCGGATATTGCAGACGAAACCACTGAATGCAATCGCGCTGAATCTGACTTTCAAGATGTCTCATACTTCAAGTTCTGTCAGAATGGTAAATCATCGTTGCCGTTGTTCGACTGCTGTTGCTGCGATGTCTGCTGCTGATACGGAGAAGACGCGTACTGCGGTGCTGCTTGTTGAGCGTTGCCGCCGTTGTTGCTGTCTTTTCTGTCAAGCATCTGCATCGTGTCTGCTTCGATTTCAGTGATGTAACGCTTCGAGCCGTTCTTGTCATCGTAAGAGCGAGTGCGCATCTTGCCTTGAATGTACACTGACGAGCCTTTGTGCAGGAAACGAGCCGCGATTTCTGCGAGCTTTCCGAAGAGAACGATGTTGTGCCACTCTGTCTTGTCGGGAACTTGCGTGCCGTCTTGACGAGTGAAGCCTTTTTCTGTCGTAGCAACAGAGAACGAACACATCATGTTGTTCGTCTTCGTTGTGATTGTGCGCGGCTCATCGCCCAAGAAGCCGATGACCGTTGCTTGATTTACTGATGCCATAATCTGTTACGTTTATTTGAATTATTATATCGTTGTTATAATATATTATTTATTATATATCGTTTGAGTATCGATTGAGATGCGTGTGTGCGCGTATGCGAGAACGCTCGATGCTCATCAATATCTGAACGGTGTGAAGTGAATAATCACGCCGTGAAACGTCTTCGAGCGTTGCGGTGAGCGACCGAAGAACCACTCTCGAAAGTCGCGTTCGTTGAGACCGTCATTTTTCGCGAGAAGTCGCCAATCGATTTGTCGATTCTCATCGGTGAGTGTCGCCGTGATTTCGTCTGTCTCGATGTCGTGATGAATGTCGATGCGCTGCAATCCGATTGGGTGCGTCAGTTGCTCGACTTCTGTCTGCTTCGAGTTGTAGGGTCGTCCGTCCCACTGTCGGAGCGAGATGTAATAATTACCCGACTGCATCTTCTCTTCGTTGAGCTTCCACAAGTCGTAATTGTCGCGTATCGTGTGAATCTTTCGATGTCGTGCGACCGCGTCTGCAAAATTCGTATGTTCGCCGCGTCTCGTGAGTGTCGTTGGAAACAGTCTCGACACCATGAGAACGATTTTCTTCTTTGCCATATCTGTAATGAGTTAATCTTAATCTGTTTTACACTGTTATGATGATATGTTGTTATCAGATAGACGACAAGCGCAAGAGAGAAGTCGGTATTCGTGCGTTTCAAGCTCAAATTTCGACTTTCTCTTGTGATGTCAGTCAAATATACTTCCCTGCTTCGGGGTCTGTTCAGACACGCCGAGAATCTTCTGAACGCGCTCGATTTCCTTATCGATTTCTTGTTCGAGATACTTCGACTGTCTCAACGATGATTGCGTCTTCGTGCGAAAGTATTCTTTCTGATACTTGCGCATGAGAGCGACCTTGTCAAAGAACTGTCTGCTGTTCATCTGTTTTTTTGCTGTGTGAATCGTGTGATGAAATGAATGTTGTTGTTCAGCGTCTTCATCAGAGAAGTGCGGCGAGAGAGCCGCCACACAAGCAACCGAACGCACCGCCGAGCATATCTGCAATCAAATCGTGAATGTCGAAACTGTTGCTCTCGTTCAAGCTGTCAGCATACTCTTTCGCGATGCCGGCAAAGAACGCCGCATAAAAACCTGCGAGCATCGAAGCGATGACATTCTGCGTGAGCATCGCAATCTGTAACGACACGAACGCTGCGATGACATAACACGCGATGAAGTGCTGTCTTTTGTCTTTTGCAATTTTCATACTGTTGTACTTTGTTTCATTAGTTTCTCGATTTGCTCTCCGCTCTTGTTCTTGAACGGACAAGTGTCAAGTCCGCGCATGACGAGCATTATCGGGAGCATCTGATTTATCTCACACTGATGATAATGCTCGGTGGCGTTCTTGCAACGCTCACATCCGAAGAGAATCTTCACGTTGCACACGCCGCCGGGCATTGTCTCATTCATTCCGTCAATCTCGGGCATCGCTTTCGTCTGTCGTTGTCGTTTCAGAGAGCTTCATGCCGTACACGTCCATGATTGCAGTCTCCGCGATTGAAGCAATCTCGTAGTCTGCCATTGTGCCTTTCATGCCGGCGTTGAAGTTGTCGAAAGCGTTCTTGAAGTCCGATGCTTGCACGAGGAAGTAAGACGCTTTGCGCTTCTCGGCACCGGTCTTCTCATCGATAGTGATGAAGTTCGACTTCACTTTGAAGAATCTGTCTGCTGCGTCACGCTCATCGAAGAATATCTCCGAGACGTTCGACTTCTTGACTGCCGACACGCTGAACTCACCGCTGATGAACGGTGACACTTCTTCGATGATACGCGCTTCTGCTTCTGTGAACGAAAGCGCATCGACAAGATACGGTTCTGTTACTCGCTTCTGCGTGCCGTTCTCCATCGTCTTTTCATAACGAATCTTTGTCTCAATGTAATTTCTCATTTCTTGTTACTTTTTAGAAGTTAATATTTCTGTTATCTCGTTACACTGTCAGAGCTTCAAAGAGAGTGTCGGCGCACGCGCGAGCCGTCTCTTTTGTCGCTTCGTCAGTGAAAGCGAATGTCTTGATGATAGTCGAGCCGTCTTGCGAGCGATTCACAATCGCGAACTCCGTGTCGTAGGCGAGAAGCTCATAATTCGCTTTGTCGAAGATGAGCGAGTGCCGGAACAGACGCGTGTACATCTCTTGCCAAGTCGAATCGATGTCGCTCGAAGACGCTCTCTTCTGCATCAGCATCGCATTCAAGCTGCGAACCACTTTGCGCAATACACTGATGATTGCGAGTGACACAACGAGAGCGATTGCAAGAATGCAGACTGTGATTGATAATGCCGTTGTCATAATCACTGTGTTCTTCTTAGATAATAGCTGTCAGATGTCAGAAGAGCGTCAGCGATTATCACCACTGCCGGAGAGACGACCGCGAGCTTGACGGCTTGCGAGCTTCTCGATGTTCATTCTCGCGATGTCTTCGAGCTTGAAGTCGATGTCTCGCGCGAGCGTTGCGCAATACCAAAGCACATCGCCGATTTCTTTCGCGATTTCGCGCTTCTTCTCGTCTGTGAACTCTTCGTTGTTGTCGCGAATGACTTTCTTCACTTTGTCTGCGACTTCACCTGCTTCACCGGTCATGCCGAGTGTCGGGTAAATGATTCTCTTGTCATCGGGATAAATCGCCGTCACAAGAGCTGCTTCTTGATACTCATTGAGTGTCATGGCTTTTTCTGCTTCCATTTCGTTTTACGTTAATTGAATGATTGATATTATAATATTATTATCTTGTACAGATATATCGTGTAATATCGATTTTATCTGTGTCAGACCAAGTTGAACTCGATGCGATTCAGATTGTTCTCGAATATCTTCATGCAGAGCTTGATGTTCTCGTCTGCGTCAATCTTGCATTCGCCGATGTACGCTTGCATGAGCGTTTCGAGAGCCGTCATATATGGATTCGTCAGCGATTGTTTGTCTGCGCCGAGTTTCTCTGTGACAATCTCGTTCATTCGCTTGTTGTGCGCTTTCAGAGCTTTTATCATCAGCACCGAGATGTAAGCGAGCGTTCTCAAATCGTCATACATCAGATTTGCGTTCTGTCGCTTGATTTGCGCGTTGACGCTGAAATAAAAGATTGTGAAGTCTTTGTTGCACGTCTCGATGAATCTGTCAGTCTCTTTGAAGACGTGTTCGAGATGTCGCGTGTCGAGGTCTTTTCTCAACATCGCGATGTACTCTTCTTTGCACTTCTTCACGGCACGAGCGCACTTCTTCAACTGCTCGATGCGATAGTCGCGAGCCGTATTCATCGCGAGTTCTGCGTAATGCCAAGCGCAATGCGAGATGATGAGCGGCACGAAAGCGAGCATCATCTGTTCTTTGAGCGTGAGCGTCTCCATAATCTCGCGAGTGTCGTCTTTGACTTCCTGCTCGAAGTTGCGCTCGATGCTCTCTTTGAGTTCGCGAGGAAGCTGTTCGCCACGAGCCAAGAGATGTTGCGCGATGCGTCTTTCGCCCTCTGCGATTTGCTCCGGCGTGAGTGGCTGCTGCGTTGCTTGTAGATTATATGTTTTCATCTTCGTTGTTATTGTCGTTAATTACAATCGTCAGTTCTGCTCCGTCAGAGAACTGTGTGAACGCTTTGCGAAAGATTCTCTTGCAACGGCGAGGACACTGTTTCCAACGATGATGTGTCTCATCGAAAGCGATGCACACGCCGCGTTCTGAACCGGCACTCATCTCTGTCTGTCCGTTGTTGAAGAATGCGCACGTTCCGCATGATGACGGCTCGTCATAGAACTTGAATCCGTTAATCGTTATCGCCATGTTCGTCTGATTTTCTGATTGCGTGCTTGATGATTCTGTAAGCGTGCTGCATCGCGTTGAACACTCTCGTTTGCTCGATACGCGAGAGACGCACGTTCTCGACTGTGATTTTCACCTGCTGCGTTGAGATGTCGTATCTCGACACGCTCTTCTTCTTCGTGTCATCGAACTCGTTCGTGAGCGTCTCGATGTCAACATCGTTAGAGAGCATCTGTTCGTAACTCTTTGCACCGGTGATGAACGCATGACGAATCATGCCTGCGAACATATCGTTCTTTTCGTTCGTCTTGAACCAATCTTGAACGAACTTTTCTGCTGCTGTCTTTATTCTGTCTTCAATTTCCATAATCGTTATATGTTGTTTACGTTGAATAATCTTGTTTTTGCTCGTTTTTCTTCGATTTGCCGCGTTTCGCGCTCGAAAATGATAACTTGTTCATCTTTTTGCTTTGAACGCGCCAAATCGAAGATTTTCGCTATTTATCGGCGACTGTCACCTTTGAGCGGAATGACGTTGTACGTCTTGAAGCGGTCAATCAGTCGTCCGAAGCCGTCAGAGAACTCTTCTTTCATCTGTTCGAGCGTGAGATTCGTTGTGACGTGAGCGAACTTGTTGTACTGAACCCATATCTCGTTGCGAGCGTGCAGGAACTCATCAGTCAAGAGCTTCGTGTCCATGCCGAAGAACGTCTTCGACTGAATGCCGATGTCGTTGAGACAGACGTTGACCGGCGAACACTGAAAGCCTTTGTTTTCTTCTTCGTTGTAAGTGAATCGGTCGAGATTGTTGTGTATTGTATAGTAATTCACCATTTGTGTAACAGAGAGATTGTGAAAGAATCTCGGATTGTTCGTGCGCCGAAGATACTCACTGAACACCTGCATGAGCATCGTCTTGCCGGTGCCGACTTTCCCTTGAATCAAGAGATTGTTGTGCAGCTTGTAGTTGCGTTCGGGAAAGACTTCCTCTGCGAGCTTGCAGTCGTTGAAGTAATACAACAAGAATCGAAGTACGTCTTTGTTATTGTCATCGACAACGAACTTGCGATTCTGATGCTTCATGCAAATCTCGTTCGCGATGTAGATTGTGAGATTCGCGTGCGCTTGATAGACTGATTCGTCTTCGAGATTGTATCGGTGCTGCTCGCCGCGCCGAGCTTCACGCACTATCTGTTGACATACGTCATTGACTTGTTTCCATGCTGTCTTGCGGTCTGCTTCACGTTTGCGCTCGACTTCTTCGATTTGCGCTGCTGTGAAATCTGTGATGTTAGCTGATGTTTCCATAAGAAGATTCACTGTGTGATGATATGAGATTTAATGAACACTGTCAAAAGCCGCCTTTCCAAGTATAATCATCGTCTGTCGGCGGTTCTTGCTCTTGCGACTGTTGCGTTGAATGATTTTTCGTCTGCTGACGTGCTTCTGTGTTCTGTGAAGTCGTGACTTCTTCGAACTCGCAAGTCCAACGAGACTGATTGATGTATGTCGAGAGATTCGCGTACTGCGGTACGAAACGACCTGCGTCAGACGCTTGCTTGCGCCAAGCGAGAAGACGAGTGAGAGCCGGCATGAGCAACAAGACTGTCTCGCGCCATGTCTTCTGATTTTTCTTCTTGAAGTTCTCAAACTCGACTGCGTGTCCGCGCTTTGTTCCGGGGTACGCTTTGCGAAACTCTTCGAACATCTCTTCAAGTTCTGAATCCGATTTTTGACATATAGAGTTATTTATAACTATATTATTATTTCTTTTATTTCTTAATATTGGGTCTACTGAGGGGTGCATCGAGGGGTCTATTGAGGGGTGTATTTCGTTTTCGTTTACACCTCTCGAAACTTCTGATTTACACTCTTTTACGCTCTTTTTTGAGGGGTGTATGTTACCTCTTACAAAATTCGCATTTGAGGGGTGCATCGAGGGGTCTATTGAGGGGTGTACACACTCATCGTCCTCGACTTGATATTTATCATAATTACAGATAGTTACGATACAATATTTGGGGTATATAGTTCGTTTTATCATTTCCTCATCTTCAAGTGTAACAAGATATTTTCGTACAGTCGTTTCACACACGCTCCAACGCTCGGCGAGAAATGGGATTGAACCCAACAGTTGACCGCGCTTGATTTCGATAAGACGAGAGTTGACAATTTGCTTTCGGTCTTCCCATGCAGCCATGAAAATGAGGTCAAGCCACCATTTAAGACGGTTTGCATCTTGCCACAACCAATGATTTGACAACTCTCGACTTATCTTAATCCAACCGTTCATCTCATCAGATAGTCAAAGTAAATCTTCGTGAATTGTCTGCCGGCGTACACTGCAAGCTCTGATGTCTTGAAGCAAAGGCGAGACCCGATATACGAATACGCACTCGAGGGCGCGCCATACGAATGCGCAGACGCAAAACCGCAATACGCGCCGTAATACGCGCGACCGCCGAACAGGACACAATCTGCTTTCTGCTCTTCATCGAAGTTGTTGTACTCTTCTTGTGTATAGAGATAGAAGTACGGATAATATCGCCACTCGTCTTCCGTGAACTGCGGCTTCCAACCCTCGTTGAGAGCTGCAACGATGATTCTCAACTTGTAGTAAGCAATCACATCGATGATGTCATTCTCGCTGTCTTCCTCGCACGGCATGAAGTCGTATGCGCGACACAACGGATTGTCAGCACCGAGAGCGTTGTATGCGTCTTCAAACGTCTTGATGCGCTCTGTGATTGGTCGTTCGTCTTTCGGCTCTTCGACTGCATCGCCATAAAGCGTGCGCAAGAGCGTCTTGATGTCTTCGTTCGTGCCGGCTTGTGCGTAAGCTGCTCGCACTTGCTCGATTGTCGGCTGCATCATCTTAGTCGAGCTTTTATCTTGATTGTTCATTTGTCTTATCGATTTTATTGATTCTTGGTAATAACTGTTTCACTTGTCTGACTGCGTTACATAGTCGAAGATTCTTGTTCATCGCTTCTTTGTCGATGTGTTGCAGTATCAACGGCAAACATCTCGCGAGCGTTGCGATTATATGATTCGGCACGTTACGCATATCAGTACGGATTTTGAGAGAGTTCGACTTCGAGACCGCTGCGAGCGACATAAGTCGTTTTCCTCGCGCTTTTCTCGATGAAGTGCTGAAACATATCAGCGTCACTGTTTCTGTCGCTCAAATGCAACAGAATCACGTTCACAACGTCTGTCGTATCGTTGACACGGAGAATCTCGGCAGTCGTTCGCAACTCCATGTGAGAGTTCAAGAGACGTTCGCGCATCGCGACCGGCATGATGCCGTTGTCGATGTTCTCTTGCAGTATCTCGTCAGCATAATTCGCTTCAATCATGACGTGATTGATTGACTTCGGAAACTTGTACTCGAACATCATTGTGTCTGTCAAGAACAAGAGCTTTCCCATTTCGTCATGCGAGATGATGAATCCGACACACGGCACATCATGGCACACTGAAAGCACGAACACTTTGAACGTGCCGATGATGTAACCGTGCATCGGTTCAATCGTCTTTGCGAAATGATGTTGAGCGAGATTGTGCGATTCAAAAACGTCTGCGAGAGCGAGCGTTCTGATGCCGCTGTTCATCATGTCGCCGATATACTTGGAATGGTCGTTGTGTCTGTGTGTGCAGACGCAACCGACAACGTTGTTGAGCTGCCATGAGAGAGCTTGCTTGACGAGCTGCATCTTTACACCTGCTTCAACGATGAGCGTTTCGCCGGTCGAAGACTGCAACAGATAGCAATTTCCTTTGCTCGAAGAGTTGATAACGATGAGTTTCATTCCAATATATCAGTTTGTGAGTGATTTAATACGGTTCGTCTTCTGTCTGCTGAACTGTCTCTTTCGGCTGCGTCTTCACTTCGCCGGTCTCTGTGTCAACGACTTCATACGCGTCAGCTTCATCGAGGTCGATTATCTGACGGTTCGCGTTCTCCGCGATTAAGTCGTTGCGCTGTGAGAAGTCGCTTTCTTCAACGTCTTTCGACATTGCGTTCTGCATCTCAACAGAGAGATAGCCGTACTTCGAGAGCAAGCGGCGAATCGTTGTCTTCATCGCCATGTCGTTGAAGTTGCCCTCCCAACCGACCGTCTTTGACACGATGCCATCGTTCGCTTTCTCGATGAGCTGCTCGACTGTCGTTGTCTTCTTCACGCTCGGCGAATAACGCTTTGCGTATGCTGCCATGTCTGCAACAGAGACATAGAGCGTCTTCGAGAAGCCGTTGAGAAGCTCGAAGTAACAGAAGTAACCGACAACTTTATCGGACTTCTTCTCGCCGTCAAAAGCGATTTCACCGGTGAGCTTGTTGACTTTGCGCAACTCGCCCTCATACACGATGTCGGCGTTGATTGTGCGATACTGTCCGGTGCGCATCGCGAGCTGAATGTAACCCTTGTAGCCGGGAATGAACGTAGGTGTCGGGACTTTCGTCCACACGTCACGTCCGGTCTGTGGGTCTGTCGATTTCACGTTGTTGTTGTAAACAACGATGTAAGCGAAACCGAGAGCTTTGTTGAGCGGCAATCTCAATGTCGCTGCTCTCAATGCTTCTGCAACGAGCTGTGCCGGCTTGCACGTCTGCAACGCTTTGTCGCCGGTGTAGAGGTCGATGAGCGATGCAACGAAAGCATCTTTATGCTCACCGAGAGCGTTCTTGAATTGGTCTTGTACTGACGGAGCGTTGATAACTGTTTTGAGCATATCAACCGGCTTCTGCTGCTTTGCAACTGCTGATGTTGCTGCTTGATTTTCTTGCATGATTGCGTTGATTTAATTGTGATACATATTGTTAATTGAAAAGACTTTGCTCTGTCGCTGATGCGCCGCCGACACGAACGTTGAGCGTGTCTTCGAGCGTCACTGTCAGCGTAACGACTTGGCTCTGCGTCTGCAAGAGCTTGTTGATACTCTCGGCACCGTCAATGAATATCGGTGCAGCGATTTCTTGCGCTTTGCTGATTGCGTTGATGATGTCGAGACCGGCGTTGATGCGTCCTGCTGTGTTCGCGTCTGCGTATGGAACGCCGTTTATCATCGGAATGCAGCACTCAATCTCCGCGCCGTTGATTTGCGTGTCGAAGAGCTTGAAGCGAACGAACGAGAACAACGCGTTGATTTTGTCTTCAATCGCGCGAGTGCGAGCTTTCGAGAATGACTGAATCGTGAACTCAATCTTTTCGAGTTTAGCGAGTTCTTCACTCTGCTGACGCAACTGATGTTCGAGTTCTGCGATGCGCTTGTTGTTCTTCTCGTTGTCTTCTGCGATGCGCTGCTGCTTCGAGATGTTCTGTTGCAGCTCTGCGATTGCGTCAGAGAGAACGCGCTTTGCTTCGAGAAGCTCTGATTGGTCGCGTGCTTCGACCGGCGCGTCTGCTTTCTGTTGCAGCTCTGCGATTGCGTCAGAGAGAACGCGCTTTGCTTCGAGAAGCTCTGATTGGTCGCGTGCTTCGACCGGCGCGTCTGCTTTCTGTTGCAGCTCTGCGATTGCGTCAGAGAGCTGTTTGAGCTGCTCATCAGATTCAATCTCGCTGCGTCCGTCCGGCTCTGTGATAGATACTGTCAGACGCTTGTCTGCTTTCAGCTCTTCAATCTTCTTCTTGCGTGCAGCGATGTCAGATGTGAGAGACACGATGTTCGCGTCTGTCTGCTGAATCTTTGCTTTGAGTGCGATGCCTTTCTCTTGATTCTGCGTCTTCTCTGACAACAGATTGTCGAGATAACGTTCAGTGATGAGCTTGCGTTTCTCTTCAATCTCATCGAGTTCGTAACGGCGACCGCAAGTCGGACAAATGAACATCTGCTCGTTCATCGGCGCGTCTGCTGCTTCGATTGCAGCTTTGATGCGCTTCCACTCTGTGAGCAACGATTCGCGCTCTGTCTTGTAGTTGCCGAGTGCCTCTTGCAGTTTCGCGAGAGTGTCGATGTTGCGAGTGACTGCTTTCTGCTCTCTGTCGATTTCTTCTTCAATGTCGCGCTTTGCTCTCATCGCATTGCGATACTCCGTCTGAACATCGAAGACGATTGCAGATTCGCGCTTCATCTTCTGCTCTTTGAGCGTCTGAATCTCTCTGATGACTTGAAGACGCGCATCGCTTGCCGCTTGATACGACTTCGAAGAATCAGCGATTTGTGCTTCGACATTCGCGAGAGCTGCTTTCTTCTCTGAAAGTTCGCGCTCGTCAGAAGTTGTGTCTTCTGCTGTCTGTGTGATGTCGCGCTTTCTCTCATCGATGCGCTCGGGTATCGCTTCGACTTCTGCTTTCACTCTGCGTTTCTTCGATGCGATTTCTTTTTTGTACTCTTCCATTGTCTTGCCGGTGAGAGCATCGAGTAACGCTGTGAAGTCTTCGTTGTCACGAGCGATGTCTGCGTCAGACACGCCGCCGACCATGTCGAACAAGAGCTTGCGTTGCACGTCTTCTTTTCGTGTCGGGAAATAGCTCGGATTCGTGATGAACTTGAAGACTTCTTCGGTGCAGATGTCTTTGACTTTCGCATCGTACTCTGACGCGCTGCATGGCACATCGTTGAAGAAGCGTTCCTCGGTGTGTCCGCTGAACTGCTCGACTGCTTCGCCGCGCTTCTTCGTCCACTTCTCCGAGAAGCATCGTTTCAGCGTGATGTCTGTCGAGTTGACACTGATGACTGCTTCGACCTCGTGCGGCAGTCTCGGAATTGCGATACCTGCTTCGTCTGTCGTTTTCAGCGAGAAGTCTTTCTTGTCCGCTGCGTTCTTACCGAACAAGAGCCAA